CCCCGTTATCCCACCTGAATGACTCGGGCAGGTAATCGCCTACAGATAGATCGAGATCGTCCGGGATAATCCTGTATCCATACACCTGATGACGCGCAGAGTCATCATAGTGGCTTGAAATCATTTTTTTGATTGCATCGAAGTCACTGTCGTTAATTTGTTCTTTTTTATACGCGGTCGTGTGCTGTTTTTCTGCATAAAGATCACCCGCATGGCTCGTGGTTTTTATGTCGCTGTATCCAAGATCGTTGTAATTCCTGATAACATCATCCGCCAGTTCTGGATTGTTTTTTATCATCTCTTGGGCTTTTGTTTTTGCGAAAGACCTGCCGCCCTTGTTGTCCGCGTCGAGTAATTCTCCCCATATATCAATCATTCCCGCCTGCCTGCTTAAGACTCTCGGTATCATCGCGTTTTCCATTGCCGCCCGTTGCGCCTGCGCCAATCTCTGAGACAGCGCATTGCCTGTCTGCATGGCTGACTTGTATCCGGTAAGCGCGCCCAACGCCGTAGGAACGGTTTGCAGCGTAGCGCCCGCCACCGGAGATGCGCGGCCAGCGTAATCAACGCCACGCTGCCATGTGCGCACCGGAGCACTGTTCATGGCCGACTGCGCCAACTCGCCAAGCATTCGCTGTTGGCCTTGACCCTCAGCCGTGCGCGGTTGGTATGTGAACGCATCACGTACCGCATCACGAGCGCCTGCTGCATCTTCGCCACGAGCCAGCGCAGCCAGTGACGCGAACCCGGCGACAGGCTCACCAATTCCTCCGGTCAGCATAGACAGCGCATTCTCGCCAAATCCACGCGACTGACGGTACAGGTCGGAGAGTTGCTGACGGCTCAGGGTGATGGGCATGGCCTACCTCACGTTACCTCAATACCTGACATGTGCATCACAACTTTGCTTGCAGTACCGGCCAGCGCCTGCACAAACGAGCCGGGCGGGATTGTTTTGCCGACAAGCTCCGGGCAGGTGTAGCACTCTCCTGCGCTCAGTGATTTGGCAGAGATAATGGTTTCATCCGCCGATGCCGTTCCGCCTGATGCGATGATGTAGACCGTGACAGTGACAGCCCCCGCGTCGGTGTTGGTCAGCGTGCAATTGTCGATACGCGCCGTGCAATTGGTAGCCGTGTAGTAGGTTGCCGCCGAGCCTGTCAGGTACTGCGCCGCCGTAAACTGTTTCAGGGTGACTGCCATAATAGCGCCTCGTCGATTCGTTTGTTGATCTCGCCCATGCTCGGCACGGGCGCAGGAATGATGTCAGGGGTGACGGTTTGGCGATGCGCAACCATCAGCGACAGTTGGTCAATTCGCTTTTGCATCTCGCCGACTCGTGCGCGCAACTGCATCAACTCGACACCATGCACGGATTTTGACAGTTCAGCCGTGTCCGCATTGCTGGATGCTGTGCTGGTAATAACGTCGCCGGACAGCTCATAGCTGCTGTCCTGCCCGTCTAAAATGGCGTGAACTTTTGACAGCCAGATGTACAGCTCCCGGTTATTCAGCAGGGATCTAGGCGGAGGCGGTAGTCTTCCAGCCATCAAATCACCTCAATGGGCCGCTGTTTGGGCGTCAACATACGCGCCTAAAATGACTGTTTTTACCGGGTCGGAACCCGATAAACGGAAAACTCTATCCCGACTGCATCCGAGCCGGGTTGCCGCAATCTGCCCAGACCTGACGCCCATTGCTCCCATGGACAATTCCCGTTTCATGCTCCATGTGTGGCCGCCGTCGTCAGACCAGTCAAGGTACATTTTAGGCGCAATGCCCTGACCGGACTCAATGCCGACGCCGCGCTCGATGTTGGCCACAAACTGCCGAAACAGGACGCGCTTGCTGTCGCTGATGATGCGCTGGCCGGTACGCTCCCAGACGATAGGCTCGCCCAGGTCGTCGTATGTTTCCAGGTCCAGCACCATCACCTGATTGCCTGCATTGTCACCAACAAGATTCAGCCCAAAGGCGTAGGCGTGACATGATGCCCTGTCTCGGCCACGGTTGTACGTACTGCGGACATGCCAAGCAAGGTCTGGATCGGCAATGCTGGCGTCGTAAACGAATGTTTTTTCAGCGAACGACAGGCAGTAAAAAACATGCCCATCCTGCTGATATGCAAACGCAGTAGCTGACGACAGGTCATAACCCGCCATCTCCGACTCAATGCCGCGATTACTGATGATTGTCGGCGTGTATTGGTCGGCACGATAAACTACACCTCCGCCGTTTCTCGTTCGCCCCAGCCATATAATACTGTTGTCTATTTGGGCCACGCTCATCGGAGCAATGCAACCGGCCTCAATCATCGCCCCATCGCGCCGCGCAAACGGGAAATCAGACGCGCCTGAGTTGTACCAAACCTCTGCGCGAGACTGGCACAAGACCCACAACTCTTGATGATCGGAGATAACGGCCACTATCGGATCAAACCCGCTCTCGGATTGCGCGAAGTCCAGCCCATCAATGGATAGCGAGTCAAGCCCGGACGTGATGAAAAGAGTGCGGGTATCAGCTTGGTGGAAAATGAAATATCCATCCTGATATGTAACAGTATTCGAACCCAGATAATCCACATCGCTGATTGATGAAACTGTGAATCCATCAGTCGACCATGCCGGGCCGTTATCAGCGATAACAATCGCCGATGATCCTGCTGCCATGCTGACCATTTCCCCCGATGACGTGATTGTGCCTATCAGCGTTGCGGTTCCCCCTGAATCCAGCCGATATACGTCATCATCGGACACGACTATGACTATTTCTCCCCACGCAATCATTCCGCGAATAGGGCCATCGCCGACAGACGCGAAAAGACGCTTCCCTGGAACCATGTACAGCGCGGCGCTCGTGTCCTTCTCGGCATTGTCAATCTCGATGTACAGGTTAACCGTTTGCTGTGCGGACTGGTTGACGCTGCGCCGTTTCGACTGACCGCCGATGAAGGGGATTTTCATACCGTGCCGCCCTTGATGGCGTTGACGTTTGACGCATAACCGCGACGCATCAGCAGCGGATCAAAGACGGCCTGAGGAATTTGCAGATTGGTGCGGCGAACAGTGGCCAGCGCCGCATCAGCAATGGCGATGATCTCCCGCGATACCGTCACGCCATATTCGGGCGCAATCTCACCGGCCAGATTATACCGGATGGCGCGCATCCATTCGGGCGGATAGGGCATTGTGTCGTTGAGCGTGAGATCGGCAGCGGGCGCGATCTTGTCCAGTACCAGCGTGCAGCCGGAACCGGGCGCAGGGTACAGGTGAATAGTGGCCAGCGGATAACCCGGCCTGATGGCGATGACTTCAGGGATTTCGCCGGTTGTCGTCTTGTCTGCAATGTCTTCATATTCGCCCAGCGTAATCACTTGCAGCGGATAGTCGATGCCGCCCTGCGTGATGTGAGCGGAATAGATGGTAGTCGGGCGAGTCGTATTGATGTCACCAGACGCGCCAATGGTGTACGTGCCGTCGCCGGAGGTCAGCGCAAACGAGGACTGCGGGACAGATGCGGAGGTGTAGCGGGATGCCGCCCACGATGCCAGCATCTGATTCATGGCGGTCAGCGCGTCATCGGCCTCCTCTGCGGACGGCTCATCAGCAGAGGAAATAACGCCGATTAACCGGAGCGCACCCTTGACCACATCACGCGCCGTCGTCATTTGCGGCCTCTCCGTTTCGGTTTCTCAGGTTCTGGCTGTTCAGGCTCGACAGGCTCAGCAATGGCAACGGGTTCAGGCTTGACGCACTCAACCCATCCAGCGCGCCGAAACATCGGTATATCTGCCGGTTGCACCACCTGCCAGCCGTGTTGCGGGTGCATCATGTGTAGCATGGCTGCATCCTAAATAAGCGCCATCCGTGGCAGGTGAATCAGTTGCTGGCGATCAGGCCGATGGTTTCCAGACGCGCCTCAACCTGGGCAAGACGAGCTTGCAGGTTCTGAATCACGTACAGCGTAGTGATCAGTTCGGCGGCATTGGCGAAACCGTAAGGGCTGGAGGCGGTGACGGCCTGGATGGCGTAGTCAGGCGTACCGGCAGCGTCGGCGATGGTCAGGGTGGTCAACTGGGCAGTCAGAGCATCACCCTGAACAACCGGAGTGGTGCCGTAGAAACCAACCTTGTCGGTCGTAGCGATGCCGATATTCATGCCCTCAGGGCCATTGTGACCGAGCGACTCGGGGGCTTGCGCAGATTGCAGGGCTGTATTAGCCATGGTGTATTACCTCTTAATTCAGTGCTGAATGGGGCTGTTTCCAGCCCCGGCGTCATCAGTTTGTGATGCGACAAGCCCACTCAGGGCGGAGCGCAGCCATGCCGTACAGAATATCAATACGGCAGAGCAGTTCGTCGTTCCGGATGTCGCCATCGAACCAGACACGCAGCGACAGACCATCCTGAACCCGGCGCGCACAGTTATGCGAACCACCCATCAGCGGCAGGTCAGCCGTGATGAACTGGAAGGCTTCTTTGTGATACATAAGGTTTTGCAGGTAGGTCGTGGACGCGCTGCCGACGAATGTCACGACTTGGGCATTGAACGCGGTCGTGGCCAGTTGTGCGCTGGCGGACGAGGCGACATTCTGGCGCGGGCCGGTCAGGTAGATCGTCGGGGAAACCGTGATGGCGGCACCGGCAGAGGTCGTGATGACCGTGAACTGCTGGAGGTGGCTGTAGGCTTGCTTGGTTTCAGGGTGGCAGGCATAGATACCGGCGACAGTGAACACGGAGCCGACAGCCGGGGAGGCAATCAGGGTGTGCATGTCGATGGTAGCGCCGCCATCAGTCACGCCAGCAGCGGCATCAGTCGAGCCGGTCACGTCGGAGCTGTTGGTGTGCGCGTACATGCGCTCATTCTCGTAGAAATCAGCACCACCGGTACGGCCCAACATGCCTTCGCGGTACTGCTCCTTGATCTGAGTGGAATCCTGGAACAAGCCCTTCAGGCCGTTGACCAGCCCGCCGGAGGTCACGGAATCCAGCATCACAAAGCGATTGCCGTCTTTCGGGGCAAGGTTCTGGTTCAGCTTGGCGCGGGCAGCACCGATAGCAGCGAGGTCAGCCGGAGGAGTGCCGGGAGTGCCGACGCTGTTGAAAACGCGCTTGGTGGCGTAGTTGATGAAGTCGCCTTCGATGCCGGATACCAGCGCCGACATGGCCGGAACCAGATACTTGTCGGAGAAATCACCAATGCTGTCAGGGGTAATCAGGGCCAGCTCAGCAGAGTTGAACCGCATATCAACATGGTCTTGGGTAGCCACGGTGATGGTTTGGCTCGACTCGGCTTGGTCTTGCACATCCATAACGCGAGAGCCACGAGTACGGGTGTACATGTTCGGGTTGGCAACGCGCAGTTGATCGCCCGGCTTCCAGCCGCCCTTGGACTTGAAGGACTCGTCATACTGACGGTCAACAGTGCCGATGAATACAGACTTTTCGTGCGCAACCTTAAGAGCCTCGCGGGCCAGCAGGTCGGGAATATTGAAGGCATTGGCCATGGTGTCACCTCATTTGCCGTCTCTCGACGGTAGTTATCGACGTTTGCGCTGTGCGTCCTGGCGCTTGCGGAAATCCGCATACTCTTTGTCGGTCATGTCAGACACGGACTTTGAGCCGCTGCCAGTCGCTTTCACAGCCGGTGCAGGTGGTGGTGCTTGCGTCACCTTCCGCTCCGGAACCTTTGCGCTCAACCGGGCGGAGATACGGCCCAACTCAAGCACTTGTTGACGCTCACTCATTGCGTTAAGGCGGTACAGTTCGGTTGGATTCTTGGCCAGATGGTACGCCACAGCAGGGCCATCATCAGATTCCAGAATCGTCTCCATCACGGCTTGGCTGACATTCACAGCGGCAGATTGCAGCACCGCGTCATAATCAGGGTTAGCTTGACGGATGGCGGCAGCGCGGTCGTTGAAACTGGCAAAACGCTCAGCATTTTTTTGCTGAATGGTGCGCTCCTGCTCAATCTCGCGGATCTTCTTGCCTGCCTCAAACTCTACCTTTGCATCCAGATACTGCTCCCACGTATGGAACTGCGAGGGGTCAGGGTCTGGCTGCGATGCCTGCGCCTTGCGCTCGTTTTCGGAAATCTGCGCTTCCAGTTCGCGGATGCGTGCTTCCCGTTCGTAGCGTTGTTGCGTCAGCTTATCTATGCGCTTCTGAACGCCTTTCGGCAGATTGCCGATGTCGGATTCGTGGTTAGAAAGACTCCCAGCATTG